ATGTATAAAGAACTTATAGAACAGAACCTGAATGCTGCAAAAGCCGCCAGGGCTGAACTGAGCCATATTAAAGGCGTCGCTGTCGGAAAAATGCATAATCCCGCTAGTGGGTTGTATCTCGCTAACTATGCCAATTTACTCATGAACAGGCAGATAGACATTTTTGATGATGGGATTCACCTCCTCGAAAACGAACGATACCAGGCCGCTTGTATTATTAGTCGGGGGATGATTGAAACACATGCTTTCTCACGACTTTTAAACAAGAAAGTTGAAAAGATTTTGACTAACCAAAGCGGCCACGAAAGTGTAGATAAAGCACTCGATGTCATCTTGGGATTTACAAACAGTTCACGATTCAAAAAATCAGAACAAGAAAAGATTCAAAAAGGAGTATTTGATCCTAACGACTATATGTTTACTGAACAGGCTAAATATCGTTTTGAAAACTTACTTGCTGTCAGTCAGCATGTGATGAACGCATTACGCGATCTCTATGAGGATGAGCTGAAGCAAACTAATCAGAAGGAAAGCTATTTTGAACAAACGTATGACATACTAAGCGAATATGTTCATCCTTCACAAATCAGCATCTTCCAATACTACACGCCTGAAATACAGATAGTTCCCACTTCTTTTGGCAATATTCATGCCTATGAGACTGCCCAGTTACAATGTGCGAGAGCATTACACTTCATAGTAGATGCAAAGAATCAACTTAATTGGTCTTTAGAGTTAGCTAATGAAATGACAAAACGAGGTTAAGTGTTAAAACCATGCCCTTACGCGGGCTTATTTTCAACTAATATACTGAAATAAAAGGATTTATTTCTAGTCACGTCCACACATTGACCACATCGTAAAAAAGCCCTGACATGTGCGGGGCTTTACTTTTTTAGTATTTAAATGACACAATGAATTTCAAGCAATTGTTTAATAAGGAAATTATTTTGAAACTTCTGAAAACTATACTCCTACTCTCCCTCGTCCTTACCTCCTTTACCTCGCAGGCAAATGACATCGCCACTCTCAAAAAATCGCTTAAGCCGTGGCAGCCGATTGAGGTCTCAAAAAGTGGCGACACTTTAACGGTGGTATTAAACGAGAATCAGCTCACCCCTACTGTTTACGATGCAATTATCAGCGCAGGTGCCTGCATGGCTATCTGGACTAAGGATGCTCCGGCTAATTACCTTAAGACTGTCAAAGAGCTGCACATTCTAAACAAGCATAAAGCACAGGGTTATGTAATGGAAAACCCGCTCGATACCTGTAATGAAATGGGGAAAGAAACAGAAGTAAAAGCAAAAGGGATCATGCTTTCACATACGCGGCTTTTTAAGTAGTCAGCATACAAAAAGCCCCGCATTTGCGGGGCTTTCTTTTGGTCACTGCCAGTGCATTTGTTGCTGGCCTGATGTGGTCGGGTGAGGTGCCGCTGGTACTACAACCCCCGGCGATACGATAAAGCGCTCGACCGTCTCAGTGGTCACAAACGTCGCGCTGCAGTTGATGTTTGTACACTGGTGATACCGCTCTTTGGTCGTGTCAGTAAAATAGCGACTTGTGCGGGCGTGAGCGGCGAAATGGCATTTTGGACAGTGAAACATGGCGAGCACCTTATTTAATTTTCGATGCGTTAATTTTACTAACTTTATCCTTATATAACAAATAGTTAAACATATATCACTGCGTTAATTCTTCGCTTTCGTACTCCACATCCGAAACTTTAACCTCAAGCTCTAAGCCCGTCGTGTAGCCGTTCCCGTTGAGGTTATGCACCACCCGGCTGATTATCCACGCCTGCTCGTCTATAACGCGCTTAAAGCCTTTTACCGCGACTGGCGTTTCAGGAAATAAATCCGCCCGGCCAATTGCCAGCGAGATTGAAAACTCCGCAACGCCGCGCTGCAGCTTGTCCCACTTTGCCTGAGCGGCGCGCATGGCCTGCGCCTTTGTCGCGTAGATGGTCGTGAGCTCCAGTACGTTGTCAGATTCACCGGCCATATACTCACCCTCGCGCGCTTCCTGCTCTTTTTGGGTTTTGACCTTTGTCGGGGCTTTGGTCGCTTTCGGGTGCTGCAGCGCGCGGAGGTGCTGCTCTTTCGGTTTGCGCTGGAGCTTTACCTTTTGTTTCTGCGGCTTCGGGTCTTTGGTGTGCAGCCATTTTGCCGACACGCCGGTGTAGGCTTCCCGGTCAGCAATGGCAAACTGATGACGATCGCCGTCCCCGCGCTCAAGCGTCATCTGCGGAATTGGCTTTCCGCTGGCAGTCTTACCGTTCCCCGCTTTCAGGAATAACAGTTTCCCCGCTTTTACCGAAACCACCGCACCGTTCCGGTCAGCCAGGCGGGACAGAAACACCGCGTCGGATTCCTGCGACTGGTCAATGTGAGGCACGGCGACGGCTTTAAGCGTGTCGGCCACGCTGGCCGTCAGCTTATTGCGTGCCGCAATCGTCTCCACAATTTGCCCGAGCGTGGTGTCATGCCATGACTGTTCCCGGCGCGAGTTCAGCGTCCCGCGAAAATCGGCGCTGCGCCCCCGGATGGTGAGCGTATCAGGTGCGCCCCTGTGCTCGATTTCGTCAACCGTGAACGTACCTTTTTTTATCAGCGCTGCACCCTGCCAGCCTAACCACAGCGTCAACGTTGCGCCGCGCGGTGGCAAAGCTATCTGACCGTCAGTGTCATCGAGCTCGATATCGAGCTGATCGGCCTCGAATCCGCGATTGTCTGTCATGGTCAGGCTGATTAGGCGGTCACTAAAATCCTGCGTGATATCCTCGTTATCCAGCTTGAGCATAAACGCCGGAGCTATCTTCGCCCCGGCCTGAATATTCATACCCGTAATCATCCCGCCAGTCCTCCCAGCCAGTTACCGGCAGACGTGACCAGATTGTCGGCCTGCGTTTTCAGGTCGCCATAAATGGCCGCCAGCGATTTATCGACCCGCTTAAGGGACAGGCTAAACTCGATTTTTCTCGCCGCTCCGTCGCTGAATAGCTCGGTGTGCGTGTGCGTCACTTTGTCGATGACATACATGCCGTGGATCATGCCCGTTCCGTCAATCAGCGGCCACGCTCGCCCCTCGTCTGCCATCAGCTCGATGGCGGTCAGTGACAGACGTCCGCCGGTAATTTCGGGATAGAGCACGCCCGACAGCGTGCGCGTGGTTTCCCCTTCCCCGAGATACTGGTAAGCCGGTGGCTTGCCGATACGGTCGTTTGACGTCCAGCGGTAATCCTTCGAATACTGCATGGACTGATAGGGCAGCGTGCGGCGCTCAAACACAAACAAACCTAAAACCATTAACATGCTTCATCCCCCTCAGTCATGGCGCATACTTGAGCGCTGACGCGCACGGTTTTCACGGTCGAATTTATCGACAGCCTCGCGGAGTTGCCGGTCAAGGTCGCTGCCCGGCGCGATGCCACCATTCAGATTAATGTTGTATTCAGGCTTGCTCTGGTCGACGTAAGTCTTACCCGTGGGTGCCTTTACCGGCTGATATGCCTGATAACCGCCATATGCTGAGGTTGCCGGAATATAAGACCCATTTTGCGAGCCGGTGGCGGCACTGGCTTTAGCGGCCTTCTGGTCAAGGTCGCTCGATTCTTTATTGATAACCCCGAGCTTTTCCAGCAGCCAGTTAACGCCGGTGCGCAATGTATTAAAGCTTTTGAGCGGTAACATCAGCGCTTCAGCCAGCATCTTACCGAACATCACACCCGCATTTTTGCAACTGTCGAGCGTCTCCTGCGTCGACTTAACCGGTGCTATCAGGTCTTTAAACCACTGCCACGCCGCTTTCAGTTTGTCACCCAGCCAGTCAAAAACCGGCTTTAACGGTTCGAATAGTTCCACTACAGGGGCAAAAGCCTGCTTTAACCCCTCCATTACGCCTGAGAAAAACGCACTTATTGGCTCCCAGTATTTGCGGATAAGCAGCGCACCGGCGACGATGGCAACGCCAATAGCCACTATCGGCCACGTAAGCGCCCCCAGCACGGTCATAATGGCACCGCCCACCACAGAGAAAACCGTTCCGAGCAGCGATGCACCGGCTATTAACATATTAATGCCGGTAATAACCGGCCAGGCAACGAGACCAATTGCCCCGACGATGCCAATTATTGCCATTGCACCGCCTGCGATAATGCCGATGGTTTGCGCCAGCCCCTGATTTTTCTGGATCCAGCCGTCGAGCTTTAACACATATTTCGTGGCGGTCTGGGTGAGCTTACGCAGTGACCCCTCCTGCTGGTCAAACAGGTCAGTACCGACGGCCTCATAGGCTGACTGGAATTCTTTGAAGTCGCCACCGAGGTTGTCCTGCATGATTTTGACCAGCTCAGCGGTTTTCCCGTCCGAGGCTTTAAACGCCGCCGTGAGCTGGTCGAGCTTGCCGCCTGAGGCAGCGGTCATCAGTACCGCCGCCGCCGAGCTGGCTTCCTCACCAAAGATGGTTTTCATGTACTCGCCTTTCTGGCTTGTTCCGAGATTGTTTTTCTCAAAACTGCGCTGCATTTCTTTCAGAATGGCGAATATCGGGCGCGTGTTGCCCTTGCTGTCAGACGTTTTAACGCCGAGCTCTTTAATGGCCTCGTATGCCTTACCGGTCGGAGCCTGCAGGCGACTCAGGACGGCACGGCTGCCCGTCCCCGCCATCGAGCCGGTGATTTTGGCGTCATGGAGCGCGCCGACCATTGCGGCGGTCTGCTCGATACTGACCCCGGCATTTTTTGCCACCGGCGCAGCATAGGTCAGCGCGTCGCTCAGCCCGTCAAAGTCAGCGGCCGTTTTGTTCATGGTCATCGACAACACGTCGCCGATGTGTGCGATCTGGTCGTTTGACATCTGAAACGCGGATTTCATCCCCGTCAGCAGCGCGGCGTTTTCTTCCATCGAGCGACGGTTAGACAGCGCCATATTCAGCGTGACCGGCGTCGCCGCCTGAATCGCTGCGGCGTCCCCGCCGCTTTTCGCAATGATAATCTGCGCGCTGGCCGCATCATCTGCAGACGCAGCGGTATTGTCCCCGAGCTGGCGCGCCTGTTTGCGCAGCGCCTCCATTTCGGGCGACTGTTTATCAACGCCGAGCACGGCCTGCAGCTCAGAGTTTTTCTGTGCAAAGTCATAACCGGGTGTGAGTAACTTCACTCCGGCGATCGTTCCCGCCGTGGCGATACCGACGCCCGCCGCACCTACCGCTGCAGCGCCTCCGGCAAGGGATTTACCGGCCTGATAACGCTCTTTAACCCGACTCAGTCGCGCCTGCTGCTGGCTGACCCTCGCCAGCGCCTCGCGCTGCCGGTTAAGCTGAGCGGTCGTCTCACTGATGCTGGTTTTAAGACGTCGCTCATCCGCCGAGAGAGTGCGGGTATTAATCCCGGCCTGCGCGAGCTCGGTACGCTGGCGCTGTACCGACTGCCTGAGGCTGTTGTATTTGAGCTGCAGGTCAGCTGCGGATTTCTTTGCCGCATCCATCGCGCGCGCCTGCGCGGTTGTGGGGTTCTGCGTGTTTTTAAACTGGACGGCCAGCGCGGCGGCTTCCTGTTTAGCCTTGTTAAGCGACTGGCCTGTCACGGCAAGCTGTGCGCTCGCTTTCCTGAATCCGTCAATTCGGCCAGCCTGCGCATTCAGATCGCGCAGGCTGTTTTGAGAAGTGCGGATATCGCCAGCAAGGGTCTTGCTGGCAGTCTGGATAGCTTTAAGCGGTCGGCTTGCCCGGTCAACTGCGTTCAGCAGTACCTCAAGTCTGACGTTATTGCTCATGGTGGTGTCCGCTTCGCTGCAGCGCCTTTTCGCGCCATGTGATGAGCTCGGTCACGCTCAGGGAATTCAGCTCTGATGGCGGCCAGTGAAATATTACCGCGATATCCGCCATCAGGTCATCGACCGAAAGGTTATCCGGGAAGGTCAGCGAGCCGAAGATGGCGACAAAAAACCAACCACCTTTCCGGCGAACAAAATCAGGTCTGATGCTTCCAGACGCATGACCTCGGGCTCGGTCAGCGCCGGGTACGTCATGCGCGGCAGCACCTTAATCAGCGCATCGACGTCAGAGTTAGCCAGCGAGGCCAGACTCACGCCGCGCAGGGTTCCGGCGTTGGGTTTAGTCACGGTCACCTGTTCGATTTTCTGCTCACCGCGCATGACGGGATTATCGAGGATCACAATGTTCAGGTTGCCCCAGAATTTAAAGCCGTCGTTGCGGATGAGCGTTGTCACCCCGGCCTGATTCAGCAGGTTGGCGTCGGTGGCCTGCTCCTGCAAATCCCATGAGACCGAGGCACTGACGCCGGTGACGCCATTCACGCCGACGTTGGACAGTGTTTTGTGCCAGCCGATTGTCTGGTCGATTCTGGCGCGCAGGCCGAGCGCGCGGGCGGTCGCCCATGCAATATCGGTTTCGTTCGCCGTGGTGTCCCATCCCAGAAAATCAGGGTGAATGACCATGAGCTCTCGCTGGCTGAAGTTCTCACGGTATTTGATGGCGTCGGAAATGGTCTTGCAGCCCCACGCGCTCACATAGCCGAACGCGCGCAGGCTCTGGCAGGTTGACGCTAGTGCGGTCGCCACTTCCTGCGTATCCAGGCCCGGCACGCCGAGAATGCGCGGCTTAACGCCGGTGACGGTTTTCGCCGTTAGCAGCGCTTTCAGCCCGGTGTATTTGCCGTTTTCGTCGGTCGTGCCGATGATGTTGGAAATGGTTTCTTTCTGCGCTGCTTCCGGGTTTGACGGGTCGTCGACACCTTCGGGAACGCGCACCACCACAATGACCGGTTTGCACTGGTCGGCGATGGCCTGCAGGGATTTTGACAGCGTGCCTTTTTTACCGGCTTTACCGATCGCCGTTTGCACGCTGGTAACCAGTACCGGCTCGTTTAAGGGGAATGTCTTTGCGTCAGCATCGCTGGCCGTGCAGACCATGCCGATGATGGCCGTCGAGACGGTGGAAATGGTGCGCGTGCCATCATTAATCTCGATGACCTCGACGCCGTGATGATAGTCGCCCATCTGTTTAACTCCGTGGTTAAGGGATGCGACTATTTTCTGTTGTGCGTCGCGCAGGCGCGATGCAATGCCGTTGGTGGAGGGATAACACAACAGACAAAAAAGCCCTCCGGGTGGAGGGCTTCGTTTATTCTGGTCTTTCCGGCCACTCGATATCCGGTGCCGCAGAGGTGTCGATCGCGTTCAGCGACTGAATGTATTTCATCCATGTAATCAGGCTGGCCTTGTCATCGTCGCTGATGATGCCGAGCTGCAGCTCAGTCTGCCACAGGCTGATAGTGCTTTGTGCCTTATTCAGCAGCGCGGATTTTTTCTGTTCTGCCTCCTTAACCTGACCATTTTTCTGCGCGTCCTTATCCGTGACCCATTCGCTACCGTTCCAGCGGTCATAGGGGGTAGACGGTGCAATCGTAGTTACGCCGACGGCATAGTCACCGGGCGCGGTAATGTTGACCGGCTGACCGGTTTCCGTGTCATAGACCGTCTCACCGCGATGGTCTGCGACATACTCCCACCCGTCAAGACTGGCCGTGCGACACACCGCGAAACCCTCCTTTTTTTCGACCGGTGCATCGGTGCAGGAATTAGCAGGAATCCCCACGCCCAGCGCCAGAAACTCGGTGGAAGTTGACAGGAATTCTCGTGTTTCACCGTCGTAGTTATAAACAGTCATATCCCCAGCTTTTGTGGCAATGCCGTTTTTGTTCAGTGTTGCTTTCGCCATTATGCCGCCCTCACGATGTAGTTAAATGCGATACTGCGCGGTCGTGTTTCAGCGCCGCCGGTATTACCAACTCGGCCTTTTGTATGCAACGTCGGTGAAGCAATCAAAGTTCCGGGCGCTGCCGCGTCAATCCCTCGCCCCTGCACATAGGTCGATTTAGTAATCACCCCAATATCCCATTCAACCTTATCGTCATAACTTTCATTCGAAACAATGATGTGTCGATGTTTTTCCAGCATTCCCGCCTGCGCACTCAGTAGCGCACGCCCCGAATCAACCCCGCGTCCGTCATCCCATCCGCGAATAAACTCACCACGTAAATCAGGCAAATAACCCGAAGGAAACACTGCAGCCAGCCCCGGATATTTCGTCTTATCAAATGCCGCACCGTTGCATTTCAGCCAGCCTGTCGGCGGCGTTACTGACGGGAAAGGAAGTGGCACACCTACTGGCGTGTATTTCGCAATATCTGCAATTAGCAGGTACTGCGGGTGCGGGTTAGCAGCCGCGAGGTGTGCTGCCAGCAGACTATCGGCATAGTCTTTCACCTCGATAACTTTGTCGTCGACATACTGCCGCGTTGCCAGCACCACCGACGGGTCAATTTTCAGGGTGATGGCCGACGTGCTCGATACAATCAGAATCATGCGAATGGTCTGCGTGCGGCCGCTTCCCTCCTGCAGTTGCGGTTTGTAGGTCTCCGGGCAGTTTGCCACGGCAATCAGAATCCCCTCATCGTCGTAGAGACCAATCTCGCGTATCCAGAAACCGCCCTCATTCTCGGGAATAATCTGTTCCGCGATAACCTGGCTGGTATTGGCCGGGTCAACGCTCAGAAGGTTCAGCGGCGCGATGCGCTTCTGGTTAATGAGCTTCGTCTGCGCCGGGTCAGGGGTCGGCAGCGTACCATTCGCATCACCGACGGCCATCTGCGTCAGGTTTAGTCTGGTACCGAGTGCCGCCGCGTTCGCCAGCCGCGCCGCGCCCTGATTGGTCAGAATGGCAAAATATTTTGCGGTCATGCGTTCACTCTCAGGTTATCAATCAAATGGATGGCCGAGGCCGGGTAACATTCACCGCCGATGACAATTTCCTCGGGGGTGTAGGGGTAAACGGTGAGCGCGTCGCCGTCGTAGCATCCCGCGCCGACATATAGCTCACCGGTCGCACTCAGGCTGATAGCCAGCCCGGTGAGGTGGCGGCTTGCCGGTTTGGCGTCTTCAATCAGGCGCTCGAGCTCCTGATACATTTCGTCAGTGATGCCACTGTCAAGCACGCCGACAACGAGGCGGAAAGTGCCTGGCGCCTCATTGAGCTGCCACCACTCGCGCACCTCAATCAGAAAGCCGAGCGGCTCAACCACCCGACGCAATGCGCTGATGGTGCCTTTGTGCTGATGGATGAAAAACGACGACGCGCAGACGCTGCGCTTTGTTGCCTCCGGCCACTTCTCATCCCACCTGTCGACCGAAAGCGCCCACGCCAGATACGGCAGCAGGTTTACCGGGCAGGTGCGCCAGTTCCACAGGGTGCGCAGCGGTACCGGCACACGCTGAATTTCAGAGAGCGCGGCAGCGGCGGCGACCTCCAGCGGCGACGAGCCAACGGGTAGCAGCCGGTCACTCATTCGAGCCCCCGATAGTTATCTGGTACTCGGTACAGTTCGACGCCTGCGACTTACTCAGCACAATGTCGGCCTGCGGTGATGCCAGCTCGACACGCTGCACCCCCTCAACATGCAGCGCCGCGTAAATGGCCGACAGACGGATATCACGCCCGAGGCGGTGCTGCGCGCTGATATAGCTCTGAAGCCTCTGCTCTGATGCCTGCCTGATGGGCTCAGACTCGGGGCCGGGGTAAACGTAGATCGTCGCATCAATCTGGTACGGTACAATCTCCGCCGACTGGACGGTCACCCGGTCAGCCACCGGTCGCACATCTTCGGCGTTCAGTGCTTTTTCAACGACTGCCAGTAACTCAGGGCTCGCGGTGCCGTCACCCTCACGGGATAACACGGAAATCGTCACGCAGGCGGGCGACGGGCTTTCGACCGACACGTCGGCGACCCGTCCGTCAGCGCTTCGACCGTGATACTCATAGGCACCAACCGGACCCGCCACGCTTAATCCTTCAAAAGCTTGTTGTGTGCGCAGTCGCAGGTCAGCATCTGATTCCATAACGGCAGGCGTTGGCGGTATGGTGGTGTCATCTGCAGGGGTAATGGTCAGGCGTACGGTATTATTGTTCCCGGCCACGACGTCAAGGTCGTGACCGGTTGAATAGGCCAGCGTTACCGCCTGCGCGGCTTCGTTCACACGCTGACGCCAGATAACTTCACGGTAGGCGTTTTCCTGCAGCAGCTTCACAATCGGCTCTGACTCAAGTGCCAGCGTCCGGGCGATAGCCTCCTGCTGATTTTCGGGATAAAGCGAAATTAGCGTCGCAATGCGTTCGGCAAGAATGGTTTCAAAGTCCAGTTCTTCCACCACATCGGGAACGGGTAACTGATTCAGGTCAACGGTTGCCATAGTGATTTAGCTCAGTGGAATGGTGATGGAAAATGGCTGGCCGCCGGTCGAGCGGGTGCCGGTGATGTCGACATACATCCCGCCGTCGGTCTCCGACCGTTGAAAGGTAATGGTCGAGAGGTCTACGCGTGGCTCCCACTTCTGGATCGCGGAATAGCACGCGGCCATAATCTGCAGACGCAGCGCCGGTGTCTGCGGCTGGTCAATCATCTGCGACAGGAGCGAGCCGTATTCACGACGCATGACGCGCGAGCCAACCGGCGTGACCAGAATGTCGCGCACGCTTTGCCGGATATGCTCAACCTCAGAGATACTGAGGCCGGTCCGGCTGTTCATTCCCAGATAACGCACCGTCATTGCGTCCCCTTAGTCCAGCTTCCGCCGCTCTGAACGTTGCCGTGTGCGTGGTTATCCACCTGTACGCCGTTTGAGGTCAGCGTCCCGCCGGTGTGCTCGATGTTCCCGCTCATCTTCCCGCCTTTCAGCACTTCGAGCGTGCCGGTCGTCAGCTTGTTGGTGCATACAACCTCCGGCGTATCGAGCGTGATGCGGGTAGAGGCTTTCACCAGCACCACCGGCACGGTGGCAGTAATGGAATCCGACGCGGTGACGTCGGCGGTTTTGATACCGGACACGGTGAGCGCCCCGTTTTCGGGTTCGTACTCGATGACCGCGCCATCAGGAAATGACACATGTAACGCATCAGGTGAAGCTGACGGCGCGGGATTGTCGTCAGAGAAAATGCCGGGCAGCACAAAGGCCGTATCGAGCTCGCCGCCGACAGCAAGTAAAAGCACCTGCTCGCCAACGGACGGAGCCCACCATACGCGCGAGCGACCGGCGCGACAGGTCAGCCAGTTCAGCCAGGTGGTTTCCATGCCGCCAGTCTGGACACGACAAAGTCCCTCGTCGTTGTCAACGTCGGTCACGATGCCGGTGCGGATAAGGTTGCGGATCGCGCGTGCGATTTCCTGCAGAGAATTTAGATTGTTCATAGGGAAAGGATGCCGCCGGGCAAGACCGGCGGCAATTGAGCGGGGTTTTGTGGGGGATGAGACAACAATGAGCTACCCAAACGTTCCCTGTTTGATACACTTTATCTATTCGAGCCCTAACCTAAAAGAAACTATGGATAGAAAAATAAAATCATGAGCTTTTATTTTTTATAAACCTAAATCATTAAAAGAGAGACGCAATTCTTAATATCTGCAATACAGTAGCGTGTGAAAACTCTATTTAAATCAATCAGCATTGAAAACCATTCATTAGGACACTTACTCAAAGTGTTGCTATCTGGCTACGCTTCATTTCATCCAAGCCTGTATTTAACAATCAATACAGCGGTGTGAAAAACTCACACCGCCATAAAGTTAAAATGATACTTTAGACTTTAGAATTTTTGCCGCCAATTCAAAATCAATCTCACCAGTTTTAGATTCAGTCGCAAGATTATAAAGAACTAAAACATAAGCATCCCCAAGAACTTTAGTTATTGCTCCTGCTGTTGTAGCTGAAATAGCCCCTCCAACCACACTCCCTACACCAGGAATCATCTTAAGCAACCCTGATACAATTGTTCGACCAACAAATACAGCACCTCCAGTACCAATTAATGAAGTAACCATTGTTGTTAGGGCCATTTTAGATACATCCATTCCAAACGTATAGCTAATCTTAGCAATCATCGCAACTTGAATAGGAACTAATGTAAAAGCATCTGAGAATGGTACTGGTGTAGCGGCAGCGGTTGCAGCTAAAGCTGTGGCTGCCAGCACTTCCTTGCTAGCTTGCTCTTTTTTTATTTCCAATGCTTTTTTATTTTTTACAGACAAGGCATTGGAAAAAGCCTTTTTTTGCACTTCAGGAATTACCTCATAGGATACCTGAATTAATTCATCAATCCCTCTAACCTTTCTCGTACCCAACACCTCATCCGTTTCATCTTCATCATAAATAACCTCTGGCACAGCTCGAGTCAAACAAACAGCATGGCTATAACTCTTAAATGCCTTCTTGACCTCATCGGCAAATTCATTATTTTTGAAAGAATTAGTTTTGGTTAGAACAACAATGATTGGCACACCCTTACTGATAAGATATTTTGCTATATCCAATTCAGCTTTTTCATATCGCTTTCCTGTGTCATTTATACACAACCATGCGAGATGAACATAATTATCTGACTGCTCACTATTATTATGCTCATTAATATATGATTCAATACTCAACTTTGTTTTTTCATAATCTGCAACCTCAAGTCCTTGAGTATCAATGATCTGCAGAGGAACACCAGCCTTTTTGATTACATTGATATTTTCTGTCACAGGTTTTCCTACACCCGTCTTTGCGAACTCACCTCTGAACACGCTATTTATAAGAGAACTTTTTCCAACGCCCGTTTTACCTATCACTATAATGTTAGCTACAGGCATGTCCTTTACTGCATCATTCAGAATAGAGTTTATGTCTATGTTCACTTTCACAATCCTTTCATCCAGAAGTTATCAAATGTCATATCGACAGAATGGACCCCTGAAAAGATAAATAGGATTTGTATGAAAGTCACCACTTACCCATCTTTTTTATCCGCTCCATCGTAAGTAGCACCTCAAAGCGAGCTCAAGCTCCTAAGGATGAGCTTATCAACGAGTTGTTTATCATCATTACAGAAACCAAGCAGTTGACGTTCCGAATATTGCACATCTTGACTGTGTGGGTTTGGCCGGTCTTTTAATCCGTAATGATGTATCCGTGCGATACGCTGCACTTTGCCGGTAAACTCCACCACGGCGCTGTTTTCACGGCCAGTGGCTTTCATGTAGCGGCTTGTTCGAAGCTTCTGGAACATAGCCCGTTTAATCCGCCCGGTCTTAGCCCTGAGCGGCTGACGCTTTCGCGCCTGATAGGGTGAGCCGTTCGGGGCTTTTTGCAGCTTGATACGTTGCTGTTGCGACTTGCGCAGCTCCTTTGCTATCTCCCCGGCCAACTTCCGGCGCGCCGCCGGTGACAGGGCAGAAATCAGACCATTGAGCCTGTCATCAAAGGGTTTAAATTCATTCATCCCATTTACTCGCCAGCTCCCCATCAAGATAGAGCTCTTTTGGACGGGTGACGGGCTCCGGCAGCGGCGGCTCAGAGGCATAGCTTACGTGCAGCGCGCCGTTTTCCTCTTTGATGATGGTGCGCTCGGTGAGCTGCAGGCTGATACTGATATCGACGCTGTCCCCGTCGTTCAAATCCATCTGGAAACGGTAGCCCTTTTTGCGGCCGTCATCGAGCGTGCAAATATCCGGCTGGTTTTCCCTGAGCCATGCGGCCACCGGCACGAAAATCAGGTCAGGGTCGCCCACAAAGTCACACACGATCACATTCAGGGTATAAATTTTCTCATGCGACAGCGAGGCCGCGAGCCGCGCGTCGATATTCCCCTCATCGGCAAAGATGCGCATCATTTCGGGGTTTGTTTCAAGCTGCGGAACGGCTTTAATCAGCGCTTCGCGCAGGCTGCGTGCTTTCTTCATCGAGTTTATCCTGACAGCCTTTGACGGTTTCAACCTGCAGCGCGCAGGCGGCGAGCGCGTGCTCGAGCCTGCGAATATCGGCGCTCAGGTCACCATTAGTGGCCGGGTCGCTTCCCGGCATCGGGCAATAGCTCACCTTCGGGCAGGCGCTGTAAACAATGACCGGCGGAGGCACAGGCGGCGCGGGTGTGCAGCCGACGCACAACATCAGGCAGCTCAGCGCTATACCAGCGGCGTAAGGTTTCATTCTCATTTATCAGCCTCGTAATGGTTTCTTCACGCCGCACGGCCATCGCACCTGCGGCCAGCAGTTCGCCGCGTAAACTGACCTGCGCGGTTTCATTTCGCCTGGCAATTCCCTGCGAAACGGAAAGCTGATTTTTCAGCATTCCGATCGCAGTTTTTTGTTCCGTGGCGACCCTGTTTGCCCGTTCAAACGAGCGCGTCAGGTTGCCGTTTTCATGACGCTGCCAGAGCACACCCGCCATCAGCGCGGCCAGTAAAAACAACATCACTTTCATTAAATCCCCCTGAGGCAGTAGGCACGCTCACGCGCGCGGCGGTTTTCCAGCCCTTTGTTAACTTCGCCATTCACGTAAACCCAGCGGGTGAGCTGGTCGCACGCCTGCGGCCATTGCTGGCGTTTGATAAACGAGACCAGCGTCGACCGGCAGGCCGCGCCGGTTCCCACGTTGAATGAAAAGCTGACCAGCGCGTCGTAAACGTGCGGCGGCATTTTCACCGGCGCACATACGGCCAGACGTTTCTCGACGTTCAGCACATCCGCGACGAGGTTCGCCGCCGCCTGTCGCTCGGTGATTTCCCCTTTTGGCACGACGCCTGCAGTGTGGCCGATGCCTGACGTCCACACTCCCGCGCTGCACTGGTAAGGCGTCAGGCGACAACCTTCGAGGTCGGCAATCAGCGCCAGCCCCCCGGGCGAGGTGTTAAGCAGACGAAAGTCAGGCATCAGCGCTGCCAGCGCCAGCACGGCGGCCACACTGCATTTTTTAACGATTGATTTCACGAATAGCCCCTTTATCGAGTCCGAGCGATGTCAGATAGAGGTACGTTTTGCGCTTAAACCAGTAGTTCGTCAGCGCGGTAAAAATGGCGCATCCGCCGCCCACGTAAAGCGCCATCTTTTCGGGGGACATTGCCCCGACATACGCCAGCCCCACGGCCAGCCAGTAGGCGATAAACGTGGTGATTTTTTCCATGCTCAGTCCCATAGATTCACCGTTTCGGTTCTGGCCGCGCTCTCGGTCTCGGGCAGCTCTAATGCCGTGCCGTGTGGCAGGATCACACCGAGCTCGGACAGGCCGGGATTAGCCTTTAAGACTGTTTCGACCACGCCCTCAGTACGCCCGTAATACCGGGCGCAAATTGCGTCGAGGGTGTCGCCCTGCAGCGCATACGCTTTCATCAGATTTGCCCCACAATGCAGCGCGCTTTGTCCTGGATGCGCGCCACAGACCAGCGCATATCCCGCCACATTTCATCGATAGTGCTGTCGATGCTGTCGGCTTTTTTATCCCCTTTGCCGGTCGCATCCACGCCGCGAAAACGTTCATAAAGCGTGGCCGTCGTCATCGAACACACGGCGTTGAAGTAGTGGAAAACGCGCACGCTCTCGCCGTCGAGCTCGTCGGTCGGGACATCCGCCAGCGTGGCGTAACCGGCATCGAGCTGACTTTCGCGCCAGTCGCTCAGCTCCGCGTTAGTCTCCGCAATGGCGGTCTTAATCGCCCGGCGCAGGCGCACGGGGGAAACGGTCTGCTCCAGTCGCATTTCTTCCCGCACGCGCTTCGGATCAACGTCAGGAAAAAACGGGGTGTTTTTGATTACCGGCTCGCTCACGCCCGGTGGCGGTATCACCACGCCCGGCACATCCTGCGGCTCTTTTTTTGGCTCAATAATCAGCGTCGTCATGACAACCTCGGGTAATGGGTGGGCGGTGGACGCCGGTCGCAGTCAGGGCAATTGATACCCGCATTGACCGGCGTGCCGCCCGGCTCGGGGAGCGCTCGGTTAACCTGCGGCTTTTGCCGCCTTTGGTGGACGCCCGCGCCGTGCCGCCGGTTTGGCGGCAGGTTTGCGCGTGCGCGGTTTAGTCGTTTTGGTTTTCGGTGCCGGTTCGGGTTTTGGTCTGAGCTGACGCTCTAACTGCTCGATATCCTTTTTCACCCCGATAGTGCTTTCTAACTGGATCGCACGCTGCAGGTGCGCCAGCGCCTCGGGCAGTTGCTCCGCATCACGCAGCACGTAGCCGGTGATTTTGTGCAGCTTCGCACGCACGATATCGGGCATATCCGCGCGTTCAGTCAGCGCGATAGTGTCGAGCAGGTTCGCCAGATTGACCGGCTGCTTTGCCGCCAGCAGGCGCTGCGCTGCGAGCGCGACCTCTTCGGCCAGCAGGCACGGCGTCGGACGGCGACCGACCGGCATGGTGAGGCCGTAGGTCATGGCGTAACGGGCGATTTCCAGCGCCCCGGCGATATCGTCAGCATCGAGACGCCAGAGCATCACCGTCATGACAATGTCATCCTGTGCGCCTTTGCCGTTTTCGAGGACGCCTGCGACCCACGGCAGGTAGAACGGCAGCAGCTCGCGCTTTTTCGCGGCTTTGCGCTCTTTAGAGCTGATTTGTTTTAGCGTGCGGTTGTCTGCGGCCAGCTTAACGAGCATCTGCTCATAGGCAGTTGCGTTGCGCAGCGGGACGGCAGCCCGCTGCGCTGTTTCAGAGGCCGAGACCCGCATCATGTGACGCGCTGCAGGACTCGTCATGGCTTACTCTCCGCTTTCCGGTGCTGCAGGTGCGGTGAAGTCACCGAGCTTGATGTTTTCAATCAGGCAACCGGCGGCGTAAGCCTCGACCACATAGTCAACATTCATTGACTCGTAGTTTTCGATGCGGTCTTTCTTCGGGTTTTCGATGATGCTGCGACGGTGCGCGTCATCCATGAAGTAGACAGACAGGTTGTCGAGACGCGTCACCATCAGCGCATCTGCCGGGAAGTAAGGCACGCGCACGGCTGGTAGGTTGCCGATTCGCTTCTGGCTGATGATGATGTCAGCGGCCAGCGACTCGGTGTTTGCCTGCTCTTTGTTGACGATCGGGAAATATTTATCCGCCATCAGCTTACGGCCAGTGATGACAACCAGCTCCGGGTCATCCTGATAAATCTCGTCAATCAGGTTGCCGGTGGCATCCATGACCAGCGCATCGAGGTTCGCATAGTCGCCGTTTTTACCCACTCGGATCACTTCAGAAATCACCGCACCTTCTTCGTCAGTGATTTTTGACATCACGCGCGCTGGCGCTTCATTGCGGTACTTCTGCAGCCAGCCGATCGCCACGTCCTGCAGCATCGGATTCTTTTTGCGGTCGGACGTCGCCGCGCGCTCGATGCCGTTGAAACCGGCCATGATGAAATCGAGGGACTGACGTTTGATGATGGCGTCACGGATACGGGTCTGGAAGTCCTGGAATCGCGCCCACAGGTCGAGCTGTTTGTAACGGATATGGAAGTCAAAGTTAATCTGGTCGCACTCGTATTTATTGGACTCCAGCGCGGTAAAGTCAGCGGTCTTACGCTCATCATCACCGGCGGTGTCGGCGGTACTCGCAATCGTACCGTTAACGCCGACGCCGACTTTTTCGCCTTTCAGCTCGTCAACCGGCACGATGTTGATTTTGGTCAGAAACGCGGATGACATCTGCAGGGTGGTCATCAAGGTTTGCGTGACCGATGGCTCGACGGTGAATTTCTTCGCCACGTCATCGGTGGAAATACCGTTCAGTTCCGCGACGCGGGACAGGTAGGCATTAAATTTGAAACGGGTATCTTTACGCATGGTTTTTCCTGTTGGGTAAAAGGGTTCAGGCCGGGCAGCACGCCCGGCGCGTTATCAGCAGTTGGTCAGCAGCTCGTCGCCTGTACCGCCTTTTGAAAGCTCGCGGCGCGGCTGGCGCTGGCTTTCGGTGTTATCGAGGGAGCTTTTGAGGGCGTTAAACGCCTGCGCGCTTTCTTCCGCCTTGCTGGTCACGTTCTGCTTAAGCTGCGCAAAAGCGGTCTCCAGCTCGGTGATGCGCTGGTCGGTGGCGCTGAAATTGGTTTGCACCTGCTCGGTGATGGTGGTCACCGCCTCATGCACATCCGCGAGACGCGCGTCATCGCTGACCTGCTTCCGGCTGAAAATGGCCTTAACCATATCGGTAAGGCTGTTGAGCATGGTGTCGGGAACGTCCTCAAACTCCAGCTCAGCCAGTGAGGCGACAGAAAAAACGTCGTCCGGCTGGTCTTTTTTACCGGCGAGCGGGTTCTGCGCGGCGCGGCTGCAGAATTCGAGGTATTCGGTGCCGAGACTTGCCGGGTCATCGGTGACGGCAAGGCCAACGAGGTAACATTTGCCGCTGTTGGCAAAGTTCGGGCGGATCTCCATGGAGGTGTAAACCTTCTGCCCGGCCTTAACCATGCTGACAAGCTCGTCTAGCGGGGCGATTTTGCCAAACAGCGCTTTTTTGCCATCGAGCGCAGAGCCATCGCTGATAATCTCCGCCTTAAGCTCGGTCACATCGCCATAACGTTTAAACTGGCTGTCAGGCATCAACCCCCGGATATGTTCGAGGTTAATGCGGCAGCCGTAGACGCGCGGGTCGAACGTGTCTGCAATATCCTGAATATCATCGCCGCTGATGACGCGGCCATCGCAGGTGTCACCCTCGACGCCGATACGAAACCATTTAGAAACTTTCTTTGCCATTGTTCAGATGTCCTGAAGTTGGGTTTTCGGGTCGGGGTTAGTTTCCCGACTCTGACCCGTATCAGCCACCGCTTACGATCTGATTAGATCTGACACAACAGGCACTTAGCGCGAATAACCCCCTATTTCCTTAGCCTTGCCACGTCATACCAAAAACGAGGCAACCATGACCATTTCAACTGACCTTTCTCTGTTAAATGACCCGCGACGACAGGCGCGGCTGTTGTACTGGCAGGGGTTCGCCGTGCCGCAAATCTGCAACATGCTGCAGCTCAAGCGCCCGACCGTGCAGAGCTGGAAACAGCGGGATGGATGGGAAGAAACCGCGCCGATTAACCGCGTGGAATCAACATTAGAGGCGCGGCTTATCCAGCTCTACGCTAAGCCAGACCTGACCGCGCATGACTTCAAAGTCGCGGATTTTTTGTCGCGCCAGATGGAGCGGCTCGCGCGCATTAACCGCTACGGCCAGACCGGAAACGAGGTGGATTTAAACCCCAATATCGCCAGCCGTAACAAAGGGGATCGCAAAAAGCCGAAACGCAATTTCTTCAGTGATGAAGCGATTGAAAAGCTGGAAGAGATTTTCTTCGACCAATCGTTTGACTATCAGCTCCGCTGGCATAAAGCGGGATTAGAGCACCGCATCCGCCACATCCTGAAATCCCGCCAGATTGGCGCGACGTTCTACTTTGCGCGTGAGTCACTCCTGCGCGCGCTTAAGACCGGGCAAAACCAGATATTTTTGTCGGCCAGTAAAACGCAGGCTTACGTGTTCCGTAAGTACATCATCGCCTTTGCCCGTCTGGTTGACGTCGACCTGTCAGGCGACCCGATCGTCATCGGTAACAATGGCGCTGAGCTGATTTTTCTCGGGACCAATTCCAACACCGCGCAGAGTCACAACGGGGATTTGTACGTCGATGAAATTTTCTGGATCCCAAATTTCCAGAAGCTGCGCAAAGTCGCCTCGGGCATGGCCTCGCAGTCGCACCTGCGCACCACCTATTTTTCGACGCCGTCGACGCTGGCGCACGGCGCGTACCCGTTCTGGTCAGGCGAGCTGTTTAACCGTGGCCGCAGTAACCGCGACGAACGTGTCGACATCGATATCAGTCATCAGGCGCTCGCAGGTGGCGTGCTGTGCGGTGACGGCCAGTGGCGGCAGATTGTTACCATTGAGGACGCGCTCGCCGGTGGCTGCACCCTGTTTAACCTCGACCAGCTTAAGCAGGAAAACAGCGCGGATGACTTCCGTAACCTGTTTATGTGCGAGTTCGTCGACGACAAGGCGTCGGTATTCCCGTTTGAGGAGCTGCAGCGCTGCATGGTCGATGCGATGGAAGAATGGGAGGACTTCGAGCCGTTCGCCGAACGTCCGTTTAACTGGCGACCGGTCTGGATTGGCTACGACCCGTCACACACCGGCGACAGCGCAGGTTGTGCGGTACTGGCTCCGCCGTTGGTTGCCGGTGGCAAGTTCCGCATCCTTGAGCGTCACCAGTGGAAAGGCATGGACTTTGCCGCGCAGGCCGAGGCCATCCGGGCGCTGACCGAGAAATATACAGTCGATTACATCGGCATCGATGCGACCGGCATCGGCCAGGGTGTTTACCAGCTCGTGCGCTCATTCTTCCCGGCGGCGCGCGCCATCCGCTACACGCCGGAAATGAAAACCGCAATGGTGCTGAAAGCAAAAGACACCATTCGCCGCGGGTGTCTGGAATACGACGCCGGGGCAACCGACATCACGCAGTCATTTATGGCTATCCGCAAAACCATGACCAGCAGCGGCCGCAGCGCCACCTACGAAGCCAGCCGCAGTGAAGAGGCCAGCCACGCGGATATCGCGTGGGCAACCATGCACGCGCTGTTAAACGAGCCGCTTTCCGCCGGTAGCGGTATGCAATCAAGCTCAATTCTGGATATTAACTAAGATGATAAAGCGCCAAAAGAAACAGCCAAAACAGACCAGCATGACGGCCAGCACGTCGCAGAAAATGGAGGCGTTCACCTTTGGTGAGCCCTCCCCCGTTCTGGATCGCCGCGACATTCTCGACTATGTCGAATGCATCAATAACGGCAAATGGTACGAGCCGCCGGTCAACTTTTCGGGACTGGCAAAAAGCCTGCGTGCCGCCGTGCACCACAGCTCCCCGATTTACGTAAAGCGCAACATTCTGACCAGCACCTTTATCCCGCACCCGTTGCTGTCGCGTCAGGACTTCAGCCGCCTTGTGCTTGATTATCTGGTCTTCGCCAACGGCTATCTCGAAAAGCGCATGAGCGTGACCGGCCAGCTCTTTAAACTGGAAACCTCCCCGGCCAAATACACCCGCCGTGGTGTAGAGGATGGCGTTTACTGGTACGTGTCGGACTATACGCACCCGCACCAGTTCGCACCCGGTTCGGTGTGCCATTTGCTTGAGCCCGATATCAATCAGGAGCTCTACGGGATGCCGGAATACCTGAGCGCGCTCAATTCCGCCTGGCTGAATGAATCCGCCACGCTGTTTCGTCGCAAGTATTACCAGAACGGCGCGCACGCGGGTTACATCATGTACGTGACCGACGCGGCGCAGAGCAGCACCGACGTTGAGGCGCTGCGCTCCGCGATGCGCGACTCGAAAGGGCTCGGAAATTTCAAAAACCTGTTTTTCTACGCCCCGAACGGGAAACCGGATGGTATTAAGATCGTGCCGTTGAGTGAAGTCGCCACGAAGGATGATTTTTTTAACATCAAGAAGGTAAGCTCCGCTGACCTGCTCGATGCGCACCGCGTGCCGTTCCAGCTCATGGGCGGCAAGCCTGAAAATATCGGCTCGATGGGGGATATTGAGAAGGTGGCTCGGGTATTTGTGCGTAACGAGCTGACACCGCTGCAGGAGCGTTTCAAAGAGATAAACGACTGGCTCGGGATGGAGGTGATCCGCTTTAAGGATTACACCATAGAGACCGACTAAGCCCCGCCCAAAATGCCGCCTGCCGGCGGCACATCCTCAGAGCAAGCCAGCCGCCGCACACGCGACGCAACCCCGCCACCGCCTACGATTCGACCTCATCGCTCAGCGCGCCGCCACGGCGCGCACAGACGCGCAAAATAAATCTTGTCACCACGTCTGGCGCGCAGTGCTATCCCCGCCTCGCCTGCCCGCTTAACGGGTCGCTTTTAATGCAGATGCATTTGTTACTGTAGCCCACGCCAGAGCTGCCATTACGTATGCACGTGAATCCTACAAAACTCATGCAAATAAATGCACTTAAGGGATACCGAGCAAAAAAACTATAAAGACCATTCACATGAAGTAATTAGTAATAGAATGAAGGATTAGCTCCACTCTTCAGAAAACACAGCATCGGATGATTTTGGTCCCGGTTTAGCCTGGTAGATTGAAACTCTTACGGGAAGATTAAATGCTGACCCGAATGCAACGGCATCACCTCTTGGCAAACCTGATATTTGTTTTAAAATTTGCTCATTGCCACTTTCCATTGCGTATCTTAGCGCTTGCAAATCTCTTTCATTAGTTAAACGTAATGAGAACCAGTTCGAGCACATTGCTAAAACAGTAGGAGAAAGCTCAGAGGGTCGTTGAGTACTGACAATTAGAGAACACTTAAATTTTCGACCTTCTTTTGCAAGTCGCTCATACGCTTTGACCTGTGAGTCTATTTCAGCATAAGGGTCACGTAAGTAGTGATGCGCTTCTTCTAATAAAAGTACCGTCGGATATGATCGCTCCTGACCACGCGTAAAAAGCACTTCAGCAAACATCTCTAGCAATGCACTAAGCAACATTGGCGCATGATCTTGCGCTAAATTTTTCATATTAACTATATGAACATTCCAATTATTTTCCTCTCCTTTTTCCTTACCAAAAAAGTAATCAACCTCATTTCTCATAGCCGTTTCCCAGTGAATTCCCCCATCGGCTAAATCATCTCCACCATCTAAATCAACAACAGATTTAAAGCGCATATCCTCTGCAAGTTGTTGTATTATTTTTACAAGTGGCAATACGTTACTAAATCCAAATGCATCACGCTTACTACCACCTTGGCGCTCAGCTGCGACACATCCGAACTCAGCGACTAAGTTGGCTAAGCTTTTAAACGGCGGCCACACATCAGTTCTATTAAGGCGCCTGCGCCTTAATAAGTTTAGCCATTCAGCCAGTTTATTTTGGTCTGTATCGCGACAATCATCATATAAACTAAAACGTTCACCATCATTGTTTTGCAAATAAATATTGTTTCCTCTAAAATGGGTTCTATTTATTGCACTCAATGCATTTCTCAATGCTGGTAATTGTGTTTTATCACTCGGCCTTAACAGCTTTATTAAACCTGCAAAGCCCAATGACTGATAAGATATTTTTTTGTAACAATAATACTCTTCGCTATATAACTCACCTTTCTCTTGAGGCTTCTTTAGAACCTCATCAATCCTACCTTCCCCTAGGATAGTGTGCTTGACATTTGGTATGCCAGTAAAAGCTTGCGAATACTCACCATTGATATCGAAAATAACAACCCTTGAGTTTGGATATTTCTCAGTAACCTTCCTTGTAAGCAAAGCATTGAAATTTGATTTCCCATAACCTGTACTGCCAAGAACTGCCAAGTGTCGAGTTAATAACTTATCAACACTTGCGAAGATCTTGACGGTTTTAGTTCGAGAGTCTAAACCCAACTCAATAGCTTTTCCAAGCTCATCTTTATCGATACTATAAATGGTGTTCAAGAACTCAGAAGTTAAAGGAACGGCTGATGAACCTAACGCTGGCAAACGCCAATCCTCAGATATAAAGATATAACCGTCAGACTCTCTTTTTACAAAGCCAATTGCATAAGCGATAATTTGCCTTAAAGGAATATCAGTCAAATCGGATGTACCAACGTTTGCTTTATGCGCTTTATCCGCTTCAACAAATGCCATATCAGTAACTCTTGCGATGACTAATATATTACCAGAATCAAATCCAATAAGATCTCCTGGTTGTGTTACAGAACTTACGCCCTCTCTGTGTGAAGCTAATCTGCCTTGCAAACCCTCATGGAGGTTTATCCTAATCCTTTCCCCTTCCAGCCCAACTACATAGCCGATAGCCGAAATTTCGGAGAGTTTAAAATGGGACATTACCTTCTCCTTTAGAAAGTTTAGCTATTGCTTCTACCAGATCATCAACAATATTATCCCTTGGGAAAAGCACGGGATATGGAAGATGTTTCACAAAACTATCGAAGTATGCCTCACCACCTCCTCCTACAACCGTCACTTGATTGAAAGTCATATTCTTTAAAGTAACGATAGCTTTTTCACCTTCAGTAGCGACACCCATATCTGCACTGGCTATTGCTTTTTCAAGATCAGGGTAATATATAACAACATGAAATGAAGGATTTAACAGCGCACCCAATATAATTCTATTTATATGATAATCACCAAAACCAAACCCATTTATAAACAAAGCCGTCTGCGGCTTTGACAGAAACTCTCCAAACCTCCGAAACATTTCCCCATATACGAAACCGATAGTATGACTGTATTTATTCGCCCCGGGATAAATTAAATGTTGACCGCGATAAAAATCATCCTTGCTTATAATATCTTTAATATATGTATCGTATGCTTGAGAGGAACTAATTTCGTGAACAGTCAGGCTTGCATCTTGATACCAAGTAAGCGAGCCATGTAATTTATATAGATACGCGTGATAATGTCCAAACCTCGCCTCTCCTTTGGCATTAACATTCCTGAAGGCCAAATCAAAGTTTTGAGGATAAAATTGTCGAGTGTGTAAACCAGAAAAACCATTAAATAACTGAATACCTAAATCTTCTGCTGCCCACTCCAAAGCTAAATCATAATTTGTTGTAAAAAGCGCTGGAGCAGATTGACCGGGTTGCCTGTTAGAAATTAATTTTGAAATCAATTCTTTGTGATATTGGAATTGCTTTTTTTTACCTTGATTCTTTTCTCTGAACTGCTCATCAGTTAGTAATGCAGCTTTAGTAACCTCTTTATACAAAGCACTCAATATTATTCGAAATTCATTTTCTTCATCCTCACATCGTTTCGTTTTTGCTACGGACAGAAATTTCGTTGCTTCATCAATCAAAAGCTCAACATTGACTAGATCATTTTCAGAATCAATTTGTGAAACTAACAAATACTTTTCAACGAGTAGACCTAAAAGCTTACTATGGTTCTGCTTAAACGATTGCCATACATCTCTCATCGTTTTCCCACCACAACCGACAGATGAACCAGCGCCTAGCAGTACGCCAACGTTATCTAACTGGCACAAAGAATAAACATGAGAACGGAAATCATCCTCATTAATTTTCTTACCACCTTGATAAATGAGCATAAACATCCTTTTAAAAGATTTAGAGATGAGTTCAATAGATACATTAAAAAACAATTATGAGTAAAAGTCATCGCTCATGATCACACCATAGATTCAATGAGTTATTGCAGTCACAAGAGCTATCCTTGTCGTAGTATCGGTATCTTATATCATTGAAAACCATCGTTGCCCCACGTGCTAGCGCATCGAGTTCCCACCGTTCGGGGGAAATCCCTTTCTGAGCCAAATCGAAACTAATTTTCGCCACGCGATCCCTTTCGGATTTTGTCATCCTTGCTGATGGCGCTTGCTCGCTCGTTTTGAACGGCGCATTGCTTCTTTGCTGCCGATTTTTGCGCGGTGCGCCAGCTTTTAACGCCCCGTTAAGCACCTTCACGACGTCCGGTTCATTCCAGCCGATAACCCCGCGCTCAATCAGATTTAACACCGCTGCGGCTTGCTCAGACGGTGTGGGGGTAATAACCGGATCGCCACCGCCAGTGAGCTTTCCACAGTTATTGACAGGACTCCGAGGCGCGGCAGAGCCGCTTTTTAAGGTCAAAGGCTCAACGGCCAAAACCTTTGGAACGATACGCCATTCGGCTGTACGGGTTACATGGACACGGTCAGTCCCGAGATGAGGGGCATAAATACCGACCACCCTCTCGATATCTTCCTCGTACTCGTTAACCTCATCCGTCACCTTACGGGCGACCCTGACGGCCTGAGCATCACGCGGCATGTTTGCCCCACCCTGCGCGATGATGTACCGCTCAAAGTCACCCTCATCTGCAGCAGCTCGCGCGGCCTCGACCCTGTCGTCAAACTCGCAGGCAATACTCACCCCACGTGGCAGTTTGCGCAGTTCGCGGTAAGCGCCCATCGTCGGGAGACCAATCGGTTTAAACTGAGGGATGCGCCATGTTGACGCCCATGCGGTGACGGCTTCGGCCGTATCTTTCAGAGGCTTGCCGGTGTCGTGATCGAGCTGGCCGTCGAGTGCGTAACCGTCGATATTTTTTGCAATGTATTTAGCGATATAACCCGCCGCTCCGCCCTGATTAAGATGGCGTGACTCAAAGCGCTGTTTTGACGCGCCCTTTTCGTGTCCGTCCTCTTTGAGGGCATAACGACGCATAATTTCGTTAATGGCTTTACGCTGACCGGGTTTGCAAAAAAGCATCATGTGCCAGTGTGGCGTGCCGTCGTGGTGCGGTTCGACAACGCGCATCCCGTAAACATCTAAATCGTTATCTTTGAAAGCTGTACGCATCAGGCTCCAGATTCGGCATAGATAGCGCTGGCCGTCTTTGGGTGTGAATGCTGTTTCGTTCCAGCCGTGATTAAGCTGTACCGTTTTGCTTTCACCTTTGCCAACCTGACGGGTCGGGTGATACTTCGATGGCGTGGTCAGCGTGATAAACATCCCCACGTCACCAACGCTGGTCGCGTAGCGTTCAATCCCGGCGATAGTATTCATCAGCTCCATACGACGTATTTCAGGGTTCGAAATACTCCCCATGACCTTGCTTATGAGGTCAATACGTTCGCCAGTGATTTTGTTTTCCAGTTCGCAGGATTTCAGGTATTCGAGATTAGCCAAGCGGCGCGCGTGAACATCGCGGATCGCTATTTTGCTTGCGTAAGGTGAACGGTCTTTGTTGACCTCACCTGCTGCGATGAGCAGCGCCTCGCGCCAGCGCATCCGCTGCGCCTTGAGCTGGTTGACCCACCACTCGTCTTTAATCAGTCGTGAAATAGCGGAAAATGCCATGCGGATCGTCATCTGACCCTTATGGTATTTTTTCCAGTACATTGGGGTGATGTTAAATGCGCGAGCAACACCGGCCACTTGCCCGTATAGGTGCGACTGAGCTTCATCGGTGAAAAGTGTCTCTTTCCCGCCGTGCGCCTCCGCCCAGGCGTCGCTTAACTCCTCGTATTTGCTCCAGAGCTGAGAGGCAATTCTGGCCGCAAATTTCCTGAGTTCTTTGTCATTCATATCTGGTAAGCGCGCATACTGGTCGCGCTCGGACAGAAAACCAATCGAGGCGGATTCATTCATCCCGCACAGCTCATTAACACGCTCAAGACGCGGCAGCAGCTTGCGCTCAAACGTGTTTTTAAGGAAATACAGCCCACCCAAAGGGCTCTTTTTACGGCGGATGAAGTTATAACGCGCTGTAAACAGGGTTTGCAGGAAAAATGGCAGACGGTCAATACGGTTTAAAACACCTTGCACCTGACGGAGTTCGGCACGTGTAAGGGGTCTGTCGCGGCCAATGGCCTCGCGGGATTTATTCCAAGGGTATGTGAAATCAGTCATGCCACCAAAAGCTCCAACTGTTGCGGATGCTTTGGCATTTCAGACCAGCATTGAATTGCAGGAGGCGTGACACTCTCGATCGCGTTTTTCAGAATAGCGCAGCGACCAATAAGAATGGCGGCTTTAAGTTCACGCTCACTCAGTTTCTGGTTGTAATCCGCCTCCTGAATGAATCGAGTTATCTCAGGGTATTTGCTTGTAAATTTTGGAATATTAGAGGCGAGATTTGTGCTATCTGCAGTAGCAAGCGGATAGTTTCCAAGGACACGGCCATCCAGCATACGAAGGCCATGAATTTTAGTTTTAAAGCTATGTTTCAGATAAATTGCATCGAATGCTTCACGCATCCTGCGATGCCAGCGCTCAGTCCTGATGCTGGCATATTCACCAGATGAGCCAAAGCACACCCGAGGCCATTCATTACAAAGCTCAACCAGTCGGTCTAATGACTCATGAAGATGCCAGACAGGCGCGGCTTTATCCCGGAAACAGCGAGGCATTGAATCGATAAGGGCATCATTGTCAGCTTCTCCACCCTCAACCACATCAGGAATAACAAAGAAAGACACCTTTGGGTGATGATAGTGGGGCAATAACCACCGATAAAACTCCTGCCAATTGATAACAAGACCACGTTTCCACGCGGAAAAAGCCCCATTATCAATAGCAACGGCGCAAGCATATTTAATCGAGGCGGCGAGCTGGTCAGGTCTGGCAAAAGAAACAAAAGCGCCAGCACCATTCACTGCAACACGATGAACGTTACCGGCATCTCCCCATACTGGCGTGCCGTGATAATGGATAATCGAATCCGTCATCATCAGCACAGCCTAGCTCTTAGCCTTTGAGCTGAAAGCTTGCTGACATTTTTCTGCCAGCCGCTCAACCTGCTTTTCTAAATCCGAAAACTGACGGGACTCACCTGTTAAAATTTTATGCAGTAACAGACCCGAAACGAGCTTAGAAATGGTCGGGTAGTAACCCACAACGTCCAACCATTCCTTACCTTCATTCTTCCCGGATGTAGCGGTCTTTTTTTCCTGCAATATGAATTGATAGCGGTCACTGGTGATGACGTACTGGTTATTAATCTCGATGCGTATGCTCATTTTTGCTTCCTGTTAAAAGTGGTTAGCCAGCCCTACCAAAAATTGAGTTGTGTAACTTTTCCGACTCCTGACCTAATAACTCGATAATCTCGGTACGATTAAGTTCTGACTTACTGATGTGCGCGATAAGCCCGTCAAACTGAGAAGAGAAACGGGTCGCCGTGTCGCGCTGTGCCTCGCTTACTGCCTGCGCTAGAAGTGCCGAATACATCCCCCGTTGCGCTGTATTTTGTTTTTGCATTTGCCTATCTCCGGACAAAAGGAGTCCCCACGCTGTAAGGCGCGTAATAAAACGAATCGAGATTAATTAATGTAAATACTGCTCAGGTTTTACCGAGGTTAAAATGGTTGGTGCGTACTCAAAAAGGCTGAACAGCTCTCGTAGAGCGCGGAAAAGTTTGTCACGCCAATAACAGTCATCTTCATTCAAACGCCAGTGCGGCATCATAAATTCCTGCTCTGTTAGTCCCGCATGAAGAAACAGTGATCGCCTTTGGCTAACGGTCAGGCGGCTGATGAAAGTTGCTTTCGACACTCCAAGTTGGCGGTGCCGGGCGAATGCATTTCTCAATTCATCAAGCGCGCAAACAAGACGCTCACGATCAGCTTCGGTCATTTCCTCTAAGCGCATGACAGAGTGACGCTGTTTTAATTGAGCGTGGAAACAAACCGTAAGACGCTCCCGCTCCATCATCTGATTGTAAAAATCGCAAGTGTCTTGCCAGCGAGGCTGAGCCAGATACTTGCAGACCAGACCGCGAAGTGCTGTTGGTTGCTTCTGGATCACATCAAGTGTCATGACCGTCATAACCACAGTCCTCTCTTTTTGACCAGGTGGCGAAGCTTCTCGATAACACCCGTCTTACGGGTTCGGATGATGATGCCCTTGCGTCCGCGACCATGAGTGATAGTGAAGTTGGTAGGTTTAGGGCTTTCTCTTCGAAGCAACTGTGCAATACAGCGAGGTTCATTATTCATACTGGCTCCCCTAACCCGAGCCACATCAGCCAACCGTCTCTAATTTCCTTCGGGCGGCTGTCATAGGCCATCTTCATGCCCTTGTTCCACGCTGGCAGGTAAACCCAGTATTCCCCTGCACGCCCACTCGTTGACTGGGGATCAGTCATCTCGACTACAGGCAGCTTGCCCTTCTCAATCATGCCTTTAACTGCTGCGGGTGTTTTACCAATAAGACGGGCAAATTCCTGATATGGAACCGCATCTGTTCTGCTTACAAGCTGGTTAGTCATCTGCTACGATTCTCCTTTAGTGTGATTAATTGCTCTAAATAGGGTTTAGTTGCTCTAAAAGGTGATTCATCTATCGGCTAGTTAAATCTACGATAGGTGATAATGTTCAACTATAGGTGATTTTATGTCAATACAGATCCATGAAAAAATCAAGCTGATAAGAGAGTCAGAAAGGTTAAATAGGCGACAATTCAGTGAGTTAACTGGAATCGTTTACGGTTCTTTTTGTAGTTATGAAGCCGGTGACAAAAAGCCGGGAGTCGAACAAATCATGAAAATCCTCCAGCATCCGCGCTTCACGAAATACACCATGTGGTTTATGACTGATCAAATAACACCCGAAGCTGGGCAGATTGCACCGGCTCTCGCGCACTTTGGGCAGCAGACAACAACGTCACCCCACTCAGACCAGAAAACTGGCTAACCATTTACGGCGCTTTTTTGTGCAGCAAATGCACAGTGAGTTTTTGCTATTTAAATCAGGAAATTGAATTACGCAGTAACATCATCGGGAGGCTTTATGTCTGTTAAAAAGCTCGATGATGGTCGATATGAAGTGGACATTAGACCGAGCGGGCGTAACGGAAAACGCATCCGTCGGAAGTTCGACAAGAAAAGCGAGGCGATGGCTTTTGAAAAGCACACTCAATATAACCATCACTCAAAGGAATGGCTCTCAAAACCAACGGACAAACGCCAATTGTCAGAACTGAAAGAGTTGTGGTGGAAGCTGAAAGGTAAACATGAGGAGCACGGTCAATCGTATCTCAGGAAAATTGAGCGTTTCGAAACGATGACCGGTAACCCATGCGCTTTCCAGATCACCAAGAGCCTGATAACGCAATATTGTGCTCAACGCCGGGCTGAAGGTATTAAGCCAACTACCATCAACCGCGACCTGATTACATTAGGTGGGATGTTTACTACCCTGATTGAGTCAGAAATGTTTAACGGCGAGCATCCGTTTAGGGGGTTCAAAAAACTGAAAGAGCAGACTGCCGAAACGGGCTATCTCACTCTTGAGGAAATTGACGCCTTACTGGCAGCGCTTTCAGGAGATAATCGTAAAATTGCCGTCTTGTGTCTGAGTACCGGGGCAAGATGGGGTGAAACTGCAAGGCTGAAAGCGGAGAACGTGATTCATAACCGGGTGTCTTTCGTTAAGACGAAAACCAACACACCGCGTACGGTCCCGATCTCTGATGACGTTGCGGCTTACGTAGTCGGCAAAACACGAGGCTTTCTTTTTCCTGAAGCCAGTTATGCTGACTTCAGGCGAACCCTCAAAGAGGTTAAGCCCGATTTACCGGCCGGACAAGCAACACATGCGCTACGACACTCTTTCGCCACGCACTTTATGATTAACGGGGGCAACATCATTACACTGCAGAGGATCTTAGGTCATACGAAAATTGCGCAGACAATGGTCTATGCGCACTTCGCTCCTCAGTACCTGCAGGATGCGATTTCGCTTAACCCGCTGAAGGGTGCTAATGGTGGTCAGAGTGTCCACAATGTGTCCACACCCTAG